TGTAAATAGAAATGTATTTCGTACCTTCTTCAATACTCCAACCGTTCTTAAAATTTTCTTGCATTTCTGACACATAGTTTGGAACTTCTTTTTCTGACTTATAAGACCTATCACAATAATCTGCGTTTGCAGCCTTGATTAAGTTTTTAATACCGTCTTGGACATTTGTAAATTGTTTTGTTACTGTTTTCATATTTGTTTCCTCTCTCATTGAATATACCTTATTATACAAAAAAAAGAGGGGTCTGTCAACCCCTCTAAAAATTCCTAGTAAAAACAATGACTTACCTCATCATATATTACATCACCAAATGGTAAATTACCGAATCACTAGGAAGTGATTCGCATGGCTGTGATGATGAGGTTGAGAGGTGTGCCATGCGAACCAAACTCTTAATCTATGTACTCTGAACCTTGATAGCTCATTTTAATGATAGCAAAAAACATTATAATTATTCCACTAAAAGATATTAGAAATCCTTGCCATAAGGGTATACTTCCCTCTATACCAGCAACTCCTAATACTGTTGTACATAAACCAATAAAAAATATAAACATAATTTAACCTCATTTGTAATTATCGAATCAATATAACTATTGTACAATAAAAAAAGGGGTCTGTCAACCCCTTTTTCTAATTTTCTTTATGAAAATATAAGTACAAACAATACCTAAAATAATTAGATATTCATCAAATGCATCTTCTCCTATGTCCACACCGAAAGTTGAAATAATGGCAACCACCATTACGGTGAACAACCAAGAGAAAATTGGTATTGTTAAAATGTAAATGATAATGCAGTACCAATCATTGCAGATTGTTGTTTCATATCTTTATCTGCGATAACTTCTACATATGGACTAAAACTCATGTTTTCATCAAGATTGATTTTTATACCAGCTTGATTTTTGATATCATCAATTTTAGTGTCTTCTGCTTGTCCTTGACCAAATGTCCAACGAGGTTGTACTTGACCCCAAACACTTAGTTTGTCACCTAGTCCGATTGAAACATTACCGATTAAACGATAACGCCAATTGTCGTCAGTTGACTCATTTTCATAATTTCTAAACTCAACTTTATGTCCTAACGAAAATTTAGTGTTAGATTTAGATATTGAACCATCTTCGTTGGTTGTATCTTCTGGACTCCATTTAATTAGAGTGTGAGTTAAGTTAGGACGATACTCTCTTGCACCATCTTCTTCAGATATTCTAACGGCTGCTGTAACATCATACCACTTTTTATCAAGTTTGTATGAAGGTTCAACATGCATATAATCAGAACGATAATAAGTTCTTATATCAAGTCCCATATTACCATTTTGTATTCTATAGTTATGCTCTGATTTAGTCCAATTACTGTCAGTAGCCGCAGCTTCTTTTTCTTTGCAAGCAGTAAATAAAAATAATGTTGCTAGAAGTGTTACGAATAATTTCATTTATTTTCTCCCTTATAGAATAAAATATTCTGTAGTATTTATTGAAAACAAATACTGTAAACAGAATATTCATAAAATCTTAATAAGTTTTACTTTGTCAAATCCCATTGTGTTGGGTCTTCTGGTGGCCTAGTTATTGGACTATTACCTTGTTGCCAGCGTGTATCATCTGGGTGTGAAGGTCGATATAAGTCTGGGTTTATATCCTCAATAATTCTCCATTGATTAGAATTATCTGGTGTTCTTCCAGTTTGGTCACACCCAGCATATACGATATCTACATCTTCTGGTCTGTCCTTTTGAAAATCTATTATTTCGTCATAATATGGCCCTACTTGAGTTTCAAAAGTCCACCTTAACATATTTTGACATTGTTCTTGACTTGTCTCTTGTATGAAAGGCACACTTTCAAAACTTGTGCAGTTACCATGAAAACATACGAGTAATATTGCCACATGAAATATTTCAGGCATTTATTCTCCTATTCAGCTATACCACTCGCAGACCGACTTCCTTGTGGATAAACTGGTGGTTCTGGAACTGTAAAGTCTTCATTCCAACCAAATGCTTCTATTACTACAGGCTCTGAAAGACCTTTATATACTTGATGCAATCTTTTGTCTTTAGCAGCAACAAGTAGGTCTGCTTCACTTTCGTGTAAACCTTCCAACATCTGTATAAACATTTGTTCTTTCTTAAACTGTGCAGTTGCGTTGTCAGCACCCTTAATGAAGTGCCATAGTTTTCTAGCTTCGTATGCTAGAGTGGAATGTTCTGTTCCTTCTGGAGCATCATTCCTTTTAAATGGAACATTACCTTCTGGTAATACCCATTCAATCTTTGGGTCAAAAGATGCTTTAATTATCATACGCAGAGAATCTGTATTGTGTTCTTTCAGTATGTTTATCTTTTGTCCTTTTGTCTTTGCTTTGTGTACTTTATCAAGTACCTCTGAAAATAATAATGTGTCACCTGCCATTTTAAAAATCTCCTATCGATTCAGTTAATTCTTTTAGTTTATTATCTATAAAATAATTAAGTAGTTTACTTCTATCTCCATGAGGAGCTCCATCTATCTCAGTCAAAATTTGTTCTTCTAGTTCTTGTGGTATTTTATCTAAGTCGATTAACTTCTCATTTCTCTGATAGTTTCTCTTGGTTTCCTCTGGCATGCTATCCATAGATTCTAACCAAGTTTCTATCTTTTTCTTTCCTAAAGGTCTTTGACGTAATCCCTCTGTGAATGTAATATCTGGTGATAATACATTAGGAACGCCATCGCTTGTATCACCTTTTAGTATGTGTGTTCTTATATAGGTGTCTGGATTATGTCCATTTACATGCTTCTTTAGAATAGGACTATACTGATTTACATTTTCGTATTTGTGTAATTGTATGAAATCTTTATCACCAGATACAATCATAATTGGTTCAAATTCTTGTTTACACAATGTTCCAATAATATCATCAGCCTCTGCACCATATACTTCTAGATATTTGTATGGTAAATATTCTTTAAACTCTGCCTTAATTTTATTCAGAACACCAAAGATATTATCCCAATCCTTTGAATCATTCTCTCTGGCTTTCTTACGATTCATTTTGTATTGAGGAAAGTAATCCCTTCTCCAATAATGTTTTGAATCATAAGTTAAAATTACTTCACCATATTCTTTTTTAAACATATTTCTATATAAACGAATTGAATTAAGAATCATATGTCTTACCATACCTTCATCAACTGTTTTTTCTTTAGTCATATTCAAATGCATCATTAGACTTGCTAGTGAGATTTGATTCATATCAATTATTATCACTTGTTTTCCTTAGTTGGTGGTTGCCAGTAGGCATTGAAACTCATTGACCTTCTTTCTCCATCACAGTAAAATGGATAGACACTATGTTTTAACCATGAAGGAAATACTAATATCATTCCTACTTCTGGTTTTACCATTAGAGTATCACTTCTCATATCTTGAGCTTCTCCATATGCAAACTCAATCAATCCACTTGCTGGATAATGGTCTTGCGTTTCCTTCACAAAATGGTTTTCCATACCATCTGGTATCTTTAAATATATCACACCAGAAAAATGACCACTATGTTTGTGCCATGGGTTGTATTCATTTTTGTATTGACTTACAATCCAACTCTGAGTAATATTAATATTTTCCTCTTTAGGTTTTGCACCACCAGTCATTTTATTCCATTCATATGACCTACCCCATGCTTGCATTTGTGCTAAATATTCTTGACAATATTTTCTTAAAACCATTAAAGCATATTGAGAATCTTTTTTATCATACATTGGTATTGCAACTTCTTTAGATACTTTACCTACAAGACTTTCTGAAAAATCCCACTTCTTAGATAAACCATCATCAGCTAAAACAGTATCACCAGCTTTGTTTATAATATCAATAAACTTTTGTGGTACTCTTGATTCTAATATTGTCGGACTAAAAGTTTGTTTCCAAGATAATTCTATTTGTTCTTCACCAGCATTTGTTGTACTACCTTGAACATGACTTGCTCTATCTCCTTTACCGTCCATACCAGAATTCATTACAGCTCTGTTGAATTTTTTTCTTCCTCTAAATGGTGATTTATTTTTTGCCATCATCTTTCCTTAACATTTCAAATAATTCTTTTTCAGTAAAATGATATAGTTGACCTTTTGTTCCATTCATTATTTTATCTATAATAGATTGGATTGGGTGTTTAAGTCCTATATCTCTAAATATTATGCTCTTACAACATTCACTTATAAATCCAATATCACGAATAAATTTATGGTCTTTTAAATCAAAACCATTTTCACCCATTGTGTGAATTAGTTGTACCATAAGATGCTCTGTCAAATCATCTGCAAATAGTAAATCTTCTTGTAGTTGATTTTGTAGTGGGTCTTTTGGAGTCTTTACTTTCTTTGCAGATTGTTTTTTCCAAGGCCCTTTTATTACTGTTCCTTTGGTGCTATCGTTTTCCATTTTATCCTCATATGTTCGTCTTTACCATAATAATCATTACACCAATCTCCATGTTGAATATAATGATTTATCTGTCTTATATAACCTTCAACACTTGCTAGTTTAGCAATAGAACCTTTGACATTCCTTCTAACCTCTGCACGAAGTGGTGATGCTTTTTCTCTATTGTGTTTTATCCACTCTCTTACTTTCTTGTAAGAAAGAAAATGGTCGTCAGGCAATGCAACAACAGATGGGTGTACATTTTTATATTGTATTGGCCCTTTTGCTTCTCTCGCCTTTGCAAGTCTTTCTGCAGCTGCTTTCTTTTGTTCTTCTGTCATGGGTTTACGTTTTTTAGGACGTTTTGATGTACCCTCTTTCCATTCAGCCATCAGTAACCTCTTTGTTCTATTTGTTTATCTCTATTCTTTAACCACCGTCTTCTACCAGCAGCCTTTGCAAGTCTTTTCTTTTCACTTCTAGTTTGAAATGAAGTTCGTTCTCTCATTTCATTAAAGATACCTTCTGTCTGCATACGTTTTTTTAATATTCTTAATGCCTTTGTGATATCATTACCACGAACTTCTACCTTTAACCCTTGTTTTGGTCTTTCCTCTTTGGAATACTTTTTACGAAAGGGTTTTTTGTAATTGTTTTGTTTATTATATTTCAAACTAATATATCTCCATTTTTATATTTACCCTCAAAAGGTGGTGTGGAGGGTTTTTTATGACTACAATGATT